CCGCGGCTGGCGCGCGCAGGATCTCGGCATCGGGTGCCGGATCGCCCAGGCCGAGCTTGTCGCGGATCTCCGAGGCTTCCACGCGCAGCCCCATCGGGACCAGGACCTGCAAGCTGTCGGTCAGTTGCTTGACATCCTCGGCCTTGGGCCGCGCGATGACCAGGCGCGGATAACCGCGACCGTCCGGCCCGAACTCCAGGTCCATCCACGGGCGGATCAGGTCGCGGTTGAGCACCGCCGACAGCGACTTGCAATCGGCGGTTTCGATGTCCTCCTGCACCTGGCGATGCTCGCGGCCGATCGCATGACCACCGGCGATCGCGTCGGTCGTGGTGGTCTGGCCCAGCACCGCCTTCGACACTTGACGATCGAGCCAGTCGGCACGGGCCAGATAGACGTCGGCACCGGCCGAGACGTTCTTCGCTTCGATGAATTCCATCTGCATCGAATCGGGGATGATCGCGGCGCAATCGCCCGCGATGTTGGCGACCGCGCGGAACAGCGTCGCCTTGTCTTCCTTGGTCGCGCCGCTGGCAAACTTGCCGAGGCGGACGGGCTGGCCATAGGTCTGGGTAAAGATCGCCCAGTCGCGCTCGGTGAACTTCTTGAACATGTATGCCCAGCTAACCAGCCGCGACAGGCCGGAGCGCACCGGCAGGCCAGACTTGGCCTTGATCTGGGTGGTGATGAACTTGAACGGGGGCAGCGGCTCCGCCTCGGTTGTGCCGTCGACACCGCCGCGTAACATCGGTCGGCGCAGCGTGGCGCGATCGAAACGGAACCAGCGCTGGTCGCGCCATTCGAGCCGCTCCGGCCGCCATTGGCCCTCCGACGTATCCCAGATAATCTCGGTAAAGCTGATCTGCTTTCCGATCGCATCGAGCATATCGAATGTCTCGTCGGCCAGTTCGTCGCGCTTAAGCCATTCCCGCACCATATCCGCGCGGCGCACGTCCTCGGGATCGTCCGACGCCGCCTCCACGGTAATGTCGATCTGCGCGACGCTGCGTTTGCGCGTGGCGAGCACACCGGCATAATGCAGGTCGCGCTCCTCGATCAGCTCGGCCAGTTCGAAATAGGCCATGGGCTCGCCCTGGTCGGCCTCGGTCAAAATATTGGCGAGGCGCGTCGGGTTGAGCCCGTTGGCCGGATAGCCCGCGATCGGCGAGCGCACGCCCGCCAGCGTTGGCCCGCCGATATCGCGCGTCAGCAGCTCGCGCCGCAGCGGCTGCCCATACTGATCGACCAAGATCGGTGTCGTCATGTCAGTTCCTCAAAGAGCTGAGCCGCGCAGGGCAGCGCCAAGCGGGGACCGCCACGGATCGCGCGCGTCGTCGTCATCATCGTCGGCACCGTTCCAGCGGTCCTGTTCGCTCGGTTGCTTGACGGGCTGATATTCATATTCGACCGCGCCCTGGCGCGAGGCGTACCAGGCGAGCATCCCCCCAATGCCGGTGTCGCCGTGCCGATCGAGCCCGTCGCTGCCCTTGTAGCGGAAGTCGTCGGGCACCTTCACCACGCCGCCGACATATTGCAGCGCCTGGTGGTCACGGATGACGTCGTCATCCCCGGCGATCACAACGGTGCGGTCCCCGAACGCCTCGATGTACGGCGTGCCGTTCAAGCGATACCATTCCTGGCTGAGCTTGATCTGGCTGACCCGGTTGCCCCATTTGTGTCCGGCCTTCTCGGCCAGGTACGCGCCGTTGCCCGTCGCATCGAGCGCGCCGTGGCCAAAGCGCGGCAGCCGGTCGCCGACGAAATACAGGATCTCGCGCTGCATCTCGAACGGCACGTTCCGCAGCTCGATCGTCAGCTTGCCGCGCCGGACCAGGTCCTGGCCCAGTTCGTTGATCACCATCGCCGATGCGTCGCCAGTACGCGCGAAGTCGAAGCCGAAATCGTGGCGACGACGTTTGTCGAGCGCGGCGAGCACCGGCCCGAGCGTGTTGCGGCACCATTCCAGTACCATCGCCTTCTGCAGTTCTTGCGAGGCCTGGTTGAAACTGTTGGGCAGTTGGTAGCGGATCACCGGGATCGCGCGATCGGTCACCTGCTCGATCACGACGCGGCTCAGCGCTGCGCCCTCGGCATCGGCCGGGATCGCGTCGAGCTCTTGCTGCATCTTAGCAATGCGCGATCCGTACGCGCCTCGAATCTTCGCTTCCCAGGCCTGCTCGCCCTCAGGCGTGTAGGTCCAACCGCGCATCAGGCAGACGCGGCGGTAAAGCCCGTTCTCGACCGCGAGGCTGAAGGGAATGAAATGCACCCGCCACGTCGGCGGATCGGCCTTTTTCGCTTCGCCGATCAGTTCGTTGAAGGCGTTGAGCATGCCATTATGCGAGCTGATGATGCGGATCTTGCCGCCCCAGATCAGCAGCGCATTGACCGCATCGATCACCGCCCGCACGTCCTTGTGGAACGCGGCTTCGTCGATCACGACGACGCCCTGCAGACCGCGGATATTCTCCGGCCGGGACGACAACGCCTCGACCCGGAAGCCGCTGGCGAATTTTACACGGTAGGCGCTGATGAACTTGGAGGTGCCGTCCTCGCGCTCGTCCTCGAACAGGAACTCCTCGACGTCGACCAGCTGCTTGGCGACGACGCGCGCGAAGTGCGCGACATAGCCGATGAACTCGCGGCCCTTGTCCTTCGTGTCGCCGATGTAGAAGACGTTGTCGCCCCCGGCCGAGCGTGCCGACGCCGCGATCAGCGTATCGTCCAGCGCCTCGGCAAAGGTGATTCCGGCGCGTCGCCCCTTCTCGGCGATCTTCAGGTCGCTGGTGTCCTCCAGCCACTCGCGCTGGTGCTTCATCAGCACGCCCTCGGCGAGCGGATCAAGATCCTCGGGGATCTCCGCCCCGCGCGGCAATTCGCCCGGCAACTGGGCCGGGTCGCGCGAGATCACGGGCGGATCGAGCGGATCGACGGTTTCGGGAGCGTCGGTCATTTCAGCACGGGCTTCCGGGCCACCAGATCAATATCAGAGGGCAACGAGCGTTCGAGCACGCCGTTTGATTCCCAGCACGCCGCCTCTTGGTCGCCCGCGATACCGTCCCAGCGTGCGTTGTTGTGGGAGGCCCGATCGATGACCGTCGCAATGCGACCAGCACGGTCAAGAAATTGGCCAGGACCATCAATGTGGAAAGCGTCGATCACGACGGACCCGACGATCGCGCTCATCCCGATAACCCCAGCACGCCGCGCCGCAGCTCGCGCACGCGTTCGGCGCTCAAGCCCACTTCGGTCGCGATCTTGGCGACATCCTCGGCGGCTTGCTCCGCTGCCTTGACCTGCGCGGCCTGTTCCGCCGCACGCGCTTCTTCCTCGCGCTGATCGGCCTTCTCACGGCGCTTCACATCGGCCTGGCGCGCGGCGGTGCTACCCAGACGCTGCAGCGCCAGGCTGGCGACGTTGAGCAATTTCGGGTCCGGCTCGTCCTCGGCCATGACCATTTCGAGGATGCGATATTTGAGCAGCTCGGTCGCGGCGATCATGCCATCGCTGCGCTCGCCCGGCGGAATGCGGCGCAGGATCACGTCGGTGATCGCGCGGCTCGCCTCCATCTTGCGGATCTCGGTCGCCAGGCGGATCGAGTAGCGGCTGAACGCGCCCTTGCTGACGCCCTTGATCCCCTTGTCGGCAAGGCGAGCGTTGAACTGGCGCAGGATCTCGTTGCCCGGCATCTTGCGCTCGCGCAGCTGCTCATTCGCCCAGGCGATATCCTCGTCACACTCCTCGGGCAGGGTGTCGATCGTCGACAGCCGTCCGCGCCCGTCGCGACGGCGATCGGCGTCGCGGTCGGGGATGCCGTCCGTCGTCACTCGACGTCTGCCGGATTGGAGACGCCTGCCAGCAACGCACGCTGCTCGACGTGGTCGCGACCGGCACGCTTCAAGGTTGCGACCAGCACCCGGCCAATGCCCGTCAGATTGACCTCACGCACCGCGATTGCATCGAACTCTGCCAATCGGCGTAGCTGGTTTTCGATCCATTCGGCGCTGCGCTTCATGCCGAGCGCCTCGATCACGCGCGTGATCGAAAGGCTGTTGAGCGTCGCATCGCGCTGCTGCGCCAGCTCGGCGAGGATCGCCAGGCGCGCGTCTTCCTGGCACCGCTGTTCGTAACTCATGCCTGCTTCCTCAAGAAATCGTCGAGCCGGGTCACCACACGAGCGACGATGTTCAGCTCAGTCTCGACGCTGGTCAGTTGGTTCTTGACCTGATGCAGATCGTCCCTGGTGGGCAGATGCCGAATATCGTCCTCGGTCCGCTGAATGCGGCGATCGTGGCCCTTCATATCCTCGCAGACGCTATCGACCCGCTCATCGACCTCATCGATTCGCTTGCCCATGTCCCGCGCTGGCTGGCTGATCCACGCCCACACCACGTTGCCGATCGACAACAGCAAGGCGAGCAGCGCAATCCATTTGCTGACCGTGTCAAACACCGCGCCGCTCCTGTCGTTCATGATCTATCTGGCAGCCGATGCAGCGCTCGGCCGAGGGAAGCGCGGCCTTGCGCGCCGCCTCGATCGGTTCGTCACACACCACGCACAGATCCTCGCCCTCGGCCTGCAGTTCGGCGCGGATGCGCGCGATCCCGGCCTCGCATTCGCGCCGCACATTCGCTTCGGCCGCCTGGACCATCCGTTCGGTCGAGACCATCATGGGCGCGCGCCATCCGCCGTGGCGGCTTTCGGGCAGCCGCGCAGGCCGGGGAGCTTGACCGCCTCGAAAAAGCGGCACAGCCGTGCGCCAGCCGCACCCAGCCGATCGCCCCAGCTTTCGATTTCGGCGTTGTAATGCGCCTCGGCGACCGGGTCGGTCGCGATCTCGTCACCGGGCACTGGCTTGGGTTCCGTCACTGCCTTCAGGTCGGCAAGCGGGGGGTATCCGCCCGAGGTGGCGCAGCCGCTGGCAAGCAAGAGCATGGGCAGCAGGGCTGATAGCGCCGCCAGGCGGCGCGGTGTCGATCGCATGGTGAAGCTCCTGTTCTGTCCTGGTGTTGGTAACCGCGTCCTGGACGCGTTCGGCATCGGCCCGGTCGCGCGCCGGAGCGGACTTGGCCGCGACATTGGCTTCGTGGCGCGTGACGACGGCGCGATCGTGAAAGGCGAGCCAGATGCCGAACGAGGCGACCAGGCCGATGCCCGCCAGCACCCGCCAATCCCTGAGCAAGCCGAGCACGAGGGTCATGATGGCACCCCCGGTTGGCGGATGAGCTGCGCGGCTTGGTCCTGCGTCACCTTGATCAACTGACCGACCTGTTCGCGGTCGATCCGGTTATCGCGGCCGGCGACAGCAAAGCCGACCCAGCCCGTCACCACGATCGCGGTCGCGATCGACTTGAAGAACTCGTCGCGCGTCAGCGCCGGGAACATCGCCAGCATGATCAGGATCACGCAGGTCTGCACGAACAGCGCCAGCGCATACCAGCCGCGCTGATCTGGCCAGCCGGGACCGAGCCCGTGCAGCCACTCCCAGAAGGTCATTTGAACAGGCCCACGCCGACGCGGTTGACGAGCCAGCCATAGACAAACTCCTCCTGCGAGGGATCTGCCTCGGCGATCGAGAAGTAACGCTCGCCGCGCAGCACCGTGATCGCCTTGAGAAGGTTCTTCTCGGCGAGCGTTCCACGCTTCGACAGGAACCGGTCCAGCGCGGCGATCGTCATGGTGCCTATCGCACCGTCCACCGGCATATCGGGGTAATCCGTAGCCCCACGATTGAGCGCATTCAGAGCCCGCTGAAGGAAACGTCCCGGCCAGCGTGGGCCCATGTTGACGGCGACGTCGAACAACTCGGCCGCCAGGTCCGGTGCAACCGAGCCGACACGGTCGAGCCCGACCTCATCCCAATACCGCTTGCGATAGATCGACACCGCGATCGGGCGCGGCAGCGCGTGCATCGCGCCTTGATAACCAAAGGCGCGGGCGACCTGTTCGGTGATGCCCCACATCGTCGCGCCGCCGCGATCGGCGGGATGATCGGAATAGCCGCCTTCCACGCCGATAACGCGATCGATCAGCGCTTGCACATTGTTCATGACCGCCACTCCGCCCAAGAAAAGCCGGAGCACGATCCATCATCGGCCCCGGTCGATTGCGGTGACGATGGTCTTTGGAGGGCTGTAAAAATATGGCCGCGAAAGCGGCCGTGAGGATCAAAACAAGGTGAACTGCGCAGGCGATCTGCCCGAATCAGCCTTGTCTGGCAAGTCCCGCTCCCGCGCGAACAAGCGGTTCACACCACCCTCGGTGATCCCCAACTTGCGCGCGATCGCGGCGTTGGACAGGCCCATTTTACCGCGAAAGTACAAAGCACGCTCGCGTCGAGCGAGCGGCACCCGGATCGTTGCGGGGGCCAGCGCCCGGCTCAACGTATCGGCAGCGGCGCGACCAACCGCTTGGACAATTTCGTTATCGTCGCGGAATTTGTATGGCACATAGACGCGCGTGCCGCCCAGCGCCTGGCAGAAGTGCACGAAGCCCTCCTCGCCAAGCACCTGCCGCAGGTGCGTCAAGAGCCGACCTTCATCCATCAATCGCGGCTCGCTTCGCCAACGGTGAAATCGAGCAAATGGGCGTGGCGATCGTGGCGACCATCATCGTTGACCACGGTCGTGACGGCATCCTCGCGCACGACATAAACCATGCCGTGCGCGAGGATCAGGAAGTTGCTTGTGCCCGTGGCGGCCCCTGCGCAGTACGCGCGGTCCAACGCGCCCGCGATCGCACCGCGCAGCGCTTCGACATCGACAAGGCCAGCACGTTCCAGCCACCGCAGCAATGCGTGGTCGGTAATGCGGATCGGGGATGGCTTGGCCATATCAGTCGACTTTCGAAGAACCGTTGGAGCGGTTGTTGAGAATCTTGCCGAGGACCTCGGCAAGCTGCTGCCAGTCGGCGACCGTCATCGGCTCACCGGTGGAACTGCCGGGCGTCCGCCCGAGTAACTGCATGGATGTGCCCATCAGGTCCCACCCTGGCTTGGCGATGCCTGCGGCCTTCAATTTGGCGAGGATCGCTCCGCACAACGTGACCTGCAGCGCGAGCGGTCCGGCCTTGGCGCTGTTATTGCCCGCCTCCGGCCAGCCCGCGCGCACCGCCCAGGCCTTCAGCGCTTCGATCAGTTGATAGGATTGGCGTTGATCCGCCCAGACGAGCTTTTCGCATTTGAGCTGGCGCTTGGCGAACGCCTCCAGCGCTTGCTCGGATGGGTTGTCGACGGCACCGAGGTGATAGAGCGAGATCCACAGCGCCCGCGCCTTGCGGGCCATTGGATGTGTCGCTGCACCGTTCGCCTGGACAGGGCGGAAGCCCTTGGAGGCAAGCCAGTCCAGCATCCGGGCGAGCTGTGCCTCGCTGCACGCCTTCAGGCTGGCATGGCCGGTTACTTCGGCCAGGGCCGCGCGATAGTCCGCCTCGTCCATGCGCAATTGCTTCCAGCCGATGTTGATCTTGGCGATCATCACGCGGCGATGCTGCTCGGTCTTGCCCGATCGGCGCGCATCGCTGCGATGCGCGAAGGCGGCGCGCGCGGCCATCACGCCACCACCTGCAGGGCCGACGCGGCGATCGCCGAGCGCCAGTGGGCCCGCACCGCGATCTCGCGGAACATCCAGCCAGCCCTGCCGACGAACTTCGACTGGTAGCGCCAGCCGCAGGGGCATACGGCCACCGCAGTACCGCTCGGGCCGGTTTGCATTGAGACGACATGATCGCGCGCCGAGCGGCATTCCGGGCAGGTCGGGCTGCGCAGATCAGCATCGTGCGACAGCTCCGCCGAGCCGCAGACATAACAGCGTGCCATCACCGGTCTCCCCGCGACGAAATCTGCACCCAAGCGCTCTGCAGATGGTCGAGGCCGAGCGGCTGCCGTTCGCTCGATGCGAGCATCGCGGCCAGCTCAAGCGCGAAGGTCGCCCCGCGCAAGCCGCCCGGAACCATCGCGATCTTGACCAGGAAGGCGAGCGTTGCTTCGTCATGCACGCCCCATGCTTCGCCAAGTGCGGTCGCATCGGCGTGCAGCGGTAGCGGGCGCACGATACGCAACGACAAACGGCTGTAGATCTGCGCGAAGGCATCGTCGCGCCCACCGCCCTCGATCCGCTGCATCACACTGATATTGCCGAACAGCGCGATGCCCAGTTGCTTTTCGTCGTTCCAGCTGCGGATTTCCTCGATCGCCTTCTGCGACAGATGCTGCGCCTCATCGACGATCAGCAACGGATCATGCATGTTCTCGACGAGTTCGAGAATGCGTTCGCTCAACTGCTGCGGCGAGCCCTTCTGATGCTTTTCTCCCAACGCCTTCAGCACGGCGTGCTGCATCGTCTGTACGCCTGCGGTCGACGGCTTCATCGTCGCAAGGAAGACGTTCGGGAAACAGGCGCGGAAATTTTTGGCTGTCTCGGTCTTGCCGAGCCCGGCCCCCGTTGCCGCCGCCACCAGCCGACCGCGCCGACCGTAGTGCAGCAGGTGCGTCAGTTGCTTGCTGGTTTCTGTCTCGAAATAGCCGGGAATTTCGGGCGCATCGACCGCGACCTGCGCTTGCGCGACCAGGCCCTGGCGATAGCGAAAGACTTGCTCGGCGAGCTTCATCTCATCGCCGCGATAGCCGCGCTCGCCACCGAACTGGCTGATCGTGCCCTGCGGGATGCCAGTGCGCTTGGCCAGCTCTGACCAGCTAAATCCTGTCGACGTCCGATGATCGATCAACCAGGTGCGCTGTTCTTCAAGATCGATGGGCTGTGAGGATGGATCGTTCATGCTATTTTGCTCCTGTCTCTTTGGGGACGGTCACGCGGGGGTCTGTCGCCAAACTTGCCCCCCGCGTGGCCACTTCATTCCACCACGCGCAGCTTGCCGAGCGCGGCGAAAAGTCTGGATTCGTTGGGCTTTGGCGCGGCCATGTCGGCGATTTTCACCGCCGCCGCCGTCTGCCCGCGATGCCGAATGGCACGCACCACTGTGGGCTCGGGCAGCGTAAAATCTGGCGCGTCGACCTGCATCCGTGCGACCTGCTCGGCCAACATCAACTGTTCGGCATCGGCTGCATCGCGGATCTTGCGGCGGTATTCGGCCGTGCGCTTCGCCGTCGCCTTTGCGCCCGCCACGTCGAGGAAGCCGGTATCGGCGATCACGGACGCGCTGGTCAGATAGCGCCCGGCCAGATCGTACAGATGCACATCGCGCATCAGATTGTCGGGGTCGAAGCGTACCGTTACGCGCTGCCCATGCAGCCGCCCGCAGCCTTCCGACCAATAGCGATTGCCGTATAGCTCGATCTCGCCCGTGCGCGCGTTGACCATCTTGTTGTCGGCCGCGAGCAGCGCCATGCGCAATTGCTCGGGCGTCGCCTTGCCGATCGGCGAGACGGCATAGGATTCGGCAAAGACATCGTCGAAGCTGCGGCCTCGTGCCGTCTCGGTACGGCGACCGATCTTGGCATTGTGCGCCGCCATGCCGCGATCGACATGCGCGAGAAACTCGGCCAAGGGCACCGCACGGCTGCCGTAATTTTCGGGCTTGGCCATCGGCGAATTGCCGACATAAGCTCCCGCCATCGCCGGGCCCCGTGCGATACTGTCGCACAGGTCGCGAAAGCCGCGTTCGATCGGCTTGGACTGGCCGCGATAGGGCAGCGCCCAGTGGACCCTGATGCCGAGGCCGGTGAGCAGCCCGGTCGGGTCCTCGGGCTTGATCTTGAAGCGGAAGCGCGACTTCGCGCCACCGGTGATCCACTTGCTGGCAAAGGCCCGGCCATTGTCGAGCACACATGCCTTGGGAATACCGAAGGTCTCGAACAGATCGGCAAAGGCCAGACGCGCCTGCACCGCGCTTTCCTCCGCGCCGATGCGCCAGGCGACGAACTTGCGGCTGTAAATGTCCTGGATCGCCACCATGATCGGGCGGATCACGCTGCCATCGGGCAGCTTCACGAACACGTCGAACTTGTGGCCGTCGATGTTGACCAGCTCCATCGCGTGCAGATCGGCGACGCTGCGGCGCTGGCTCGGCAGCGAGCGGCGCAGCGCTTCGTCGCCCTGACGACGCAGCAGGATGACGCGCGGGTCGATCTCTGCCTCCAGCCTGCGCCGCACGGTGCGTTCTGACGGCATCGAAAGGCCGCTCTCTGCGCCCCAGGCGGCGCAGCGCGCGTAGCAACTGGTCAAGGTCGGCTGTTCGGGCCGCAGATAGTCGCTGAGAAACAGCTTCCACAACATGGGGTCGATATCGGCCTCGCTGCCGCCGCCCTGGCGGCGCGGGGCGAGCGCGGGCAGGCGATCCGACTTGGCGACGCCCTTCGCCAGCTTGATCCAGTTCCACGCCGTGGCCTTGCCGAGTGCATGGCGACGGCAGATTTCGGATACCGCCGCGCTGCGCGTGATCCCCGACGATTCGAGCACGTCGAGCTCGGCGAGAATCGCACAGCGCCGCTCGGCCTCGGCCTTCACTGTCGCCGTCTGCGCCTCGTACCAGCGCCAGCCCGACGCCGCCGGGCTCTGCGCCGCAACCGGCTCGGGCCGCGT